AGCTGATCACGATCTACATCTTACACTCCCACGCAAACGGGAGCTGTTGAATCGCCTGGCATTGAGAAATGAGCTGACCAAAGAGTCAGTACTTGATACAATCCGGCGAATGGCAGCGGAGGAGCGTTGGGATATTGATGTGGATCGTGAGGAGATGAAAGTCTGGATACGGCGGGTTGTTGACGAGCCTGCGAAAGCGATGATTCCAAGCTTCGATTCAAAACGATGTTGGAATTGTTGTCAGCAGAGGAAGACATACCGTCATGAGTGCAAGCCATGCAGGAAGGCAGCAATGTCTCTGCCACCAGAGCCACGGTATATTGGGGACGTCTGCATCACATATGTCGGTTTCCGACCTTTGTGGTCCAGACGATACCAGCTCCCAGAGTTCGAGCTGAAAGATGACGTGCGCATTGAACGACGGCGCCCCCAAAAAGATATGCTTGGAGGGACATCTAAATATACCAAGGCTGATTTCTTGCAATACCTCACAGCCCGCCAGTCAGCGAGGAGCTGTCGAGGGAGACAGAGGGGTCCGAGCTTCCTGGGTCAGGAACCAGGATGTTTCCCACGCGGGGAGCCGGATGCCCTAAAGACATTTCTCGTTCGGTTAGGCGCCAAGCGGCTCAAACAGGCTGAGCGCTGGGTGTATGACCTTGCATTCACATACTTCGAGGAGTTTGCCGAAGTGATTGAACCTGAATCTTGGTCAGCCTTCATTCAGCATTTTTCTGGAGAAAAACGACGGAAGAATGAAGAAGCCCGGGCAGAGATTTGTGATGGCTGGTGTGCGCCGATGGAGGAGGGGGTGGTGCCAATGAAAATGGCAGGCTTTGTGAAAGCCGAGAAGAGTTACCCCTTCGAATACCATTATGACGCACAGCTGCTTCCGAAGGAAGCAGAAAAGCCCAGATTTATTTGTTCGCCATCGCCTATCATGTTGGCCAGGTTAGGGCCATACACCCATGCACAGACGAAATGGCTCGCAAAGAAGTTTTCCCATGGAAAACATATGTTCTACGCTGGGTGTTCCACCCCAGACGAGATGAACATGTGGCTAAACCTCACACTGCGTGAGATACCAGACCCATATACTCTGGTGGATGACATCAGTGCAATT